ACGTCGCATCACGCGTGCGTCTAACGGGCCTACTGCTGCAAGAGAACCGCTACAACACTGACCCCTCACCAGAAGAGTTTATCGGGTACTACCTCGGTGGACCCGCACTGAGTGTGGCTAAGCGTTTCGGTCGTGGTATGCAGGACTTACTGAATGGGCAGACCCAACGTGGTATCGAAAGCCTTCTGCCCACAGGTTTCTCGAACGCGTACAAGGCATCGCCATTCGGGCGCTACCAACAAGATGGTGGCATTTACACCCGCCGTGTGGACCCGATCTACGACGACATGACTAGCGGTGAGTTGTTCGCACAGTTCCTTGGGTTTGCACCTGCGGAGTACGTTCGTATCCAAGAAGAAAGCCAACGCATCAAGCGGATCGACAATGCACTCGGCACCGAGCGGTCTGACCTGACCCGACGCTACTATATCGCGGCGCGTACGGGGGACTTTGCTGAGATCATGGAGATTGAGCGGGAGATCGCCGCGTTTAACGCCGCGCACCCTAGCTTCGAAATATCGAACGAATCAATCATCCGGTCGCTTCGCCAACACATGGAAACTTCTGAGAATATGTACAACGGTGTGACCCTTTCCCCGGCGATGCGTCGTGCGGCAGAGGACCACTTGTACGGTATGCGGAACGGCTTCACCCCACCCGTCAGATAAAAGAAACCCCCCTCCGAAGAGGGGGGCGTATGGAGAACGACAAGGTAGTCGGTGAGGGTGGACCATCCTGTCATTCAAACTGTATCACACCGTGCGCCAAATGCGTAGTCCCAATCTACCGTCTTCGATACGAACACGGTGTTCTAATTGCCACGTCTTCTGGCGGAATATAGCCTCCGCTTGTTTGATCGCTTCCTCGGTGTTGATACATGGGATGAAGATGGATGCACCGACAACCATCTTGTCCCAATTCACTTCGATCAGCACCCCGTCAGGGTGCAAATCATAGGTTTTCCACACTCGCTTCGTCATCTGGGTTCACGTCGAACTTCATTATGATTACGTCAGAGGGCGGCAACTGTAGCTTGGTGCCTTTGGTCAGACGCACCTTGCCACGTTTACCGTTGCACTTGTTCATAATCTCACTGACCAGATGCGAGTAGTTGATCTGCAATTCACCGCACCACTCTTTCAGCGGTTTCGGCTTCAGGAAGAACAGCTTCGTGTCTGTCTCATAACGTGCTACCAAGCGGCCCCGCGCCACCTGCTCAGGTATCAAATGCTCGTCGAGGCCGTTGTCATTGGTGCCCCGATTGTCCATGGTGCTTTTGATTTGCAGGATGTAGCTGATGTTCTCTGTAAAGAAGTCATCCATCACGTCGAACACAGAGCCACTCATCTCGGCCATGCTGTTCTTGTTCTGGTTAACCAGATCGACTGTCGCCCACTTGAACACCTTCTGCACGTCGAAGTCATGTAGTCCCGCCTTCTTGGCAATCAGCAACCCCGATATGGTTGCGGCGATTGTCGCCGACCAGAAGCGGTTCTCGTTGGTAAGCTGTGCGGCTTTGTCCACACGCTTCTGAACGTCGAGCACTAGCTTGCGGCACGCGTCCAAATTTCTCATGACGTACTGGATGAACGGAACCCCTGCGTGCCCATAGTGGTGTAGCAGGTTGTGTTCGAACAAGTCGGTAACTTCCTTGTCTTCTACCTTGTCGAAGATACGCTCGACGCGACACTCAAGTATCCGCTGTGCCTCTGCTTTCGGCATCGCCTTGGCTCGGCTGATCGTCTCGACGACTGACGTGTTAGCGGTGTACATCATGAGCAGGCTCCACTCCCGCCCCTGATACCGCTCGACGTTTGCACTAGACGACATGCGACCCCGCTGACGACCACTCGTGCCTTGGTAAACCAATTCGGACATCTGCTTGGGGTTCAGGTTGGTGATCTCGTCGAGGCCCGTGACAAGGCTGTGCATGACTTCAGCACGGTTCATCTTGAAGTTCACGGTATCGTCTTTGTCGATAACGAGTTTCTTTGGGTAGCCCCAGATACCTGCGGCGGCGTACATCAAGGCGGTCTTACCTACACCTGATTCCTTGTTAATGAACGCTACCGTACCGCAGTTGGTGTTCAGAAACTCCATGAGCGGACTGCCGAAACCCATGCCGAACGCGAATTGTTGGAGCAGAAACTTATCGTCGTTCCACAGTTCCAAGTTCTCACGCCATACATCGTAACTGCCCTTCGGCTCGAAGTATGGGAACAGCCCGACCGTTGCGTTGGACGGGGGGTTAAACTCGACACCGTGCGCGGTGATCTTCTGGTTGCCGAGGATGAAGGCAGTCATCTTATCGTCCGCCCACCCAAACTGGCGGTGTGCTTCATCCGCAACGCTCGTAGCCTGTAACTCGTTTACCCAATGTGTTGTGTATGTCATCAGTTCTTCCATCTTCATAACAGCGACCCCCTGCATCGACAGGTGCTTGCGGTACTCGTCTTTCGACGTGACCGCACTCATGGGCAACGTAAACTCTCGGACCCCATCTTTGGGCAGATGCAACCGCATCACGATGGACTCACCCAGTTCAGGATCGCGGATACGTTTCACAACATATAAGTCGTTATGGTACAGGCACTTATCTTCTGGATCGCCGTCCTCGTTTCTAGTTCGGATATACACGCCCCCGTTTACCCCACGCGTGTAAGGCGGTGGGTACTTTGGGATTGTGTAAACTTGTTTTGGTTGGTTCGGTAAGTCGAGAGCTGGGGCCTCAACGTACGTGCCATCCTCGTTAACCTCTGCCTCTTTCAGCCGCTTGCCCAGAACAATCGGGGACTTGATCTTCCCCCAATGTGGGCAGTTGACGCACACGTCAGGACGGTACTCGTCAAACTTCATGCAGGTGTAGGGGCCTTTGATCTGGTCCACCTTCCTCTGCGTAGCATCTGGCGAGTAGTCAGGGTGCCCTTCCGATATTAGGTGTATGGCCTTGACGCCATCGGTGCAGAACTTCGCAATGGATAGTCCCGCACGCCACAGCGGCTCGTCCATGGTTGCCCGTTCCTTCACGACATGCGCGAGTTGCGGACAGCCTTCCCCTTTCTGCGTCTTCACCAGAATGTCTTTGAACACGCTTTCCTGATTGCCCATCAGGTTTTGCATGGTCGAACTCAATTCCCTTGGTATGTGTTTGGCGGGAACTGGTATCGGATCATCGCCGACTAACTCGGCGAAGCGGTCAAAATCGACAGTGGTGAACTTGGGGGTCAGCCCGAAGAACGTCACCTCGGAAGGAGGATTGGTCTTGTAGTTATGTGTGTGAGGAACTCTCAACACGCGTGCCCCGTCCGCTGTTACGGCAGGGTCGGCGGCGAAGTGATCTCGCGCACACAAACGCTTCAAGCGTTCCGCTACAGGGAACCAATCATCGTAGCATACTGGTTCCGACAGAAACCAATATACGTGTACACCACGGCCTGAACTGACCATGGTTGGTCTTGGCAGTTTGTTGTTCTTGCAAAACTGCTGAAGGGCTTTAATGGCCTGTTCTTGCGACAGGAAGTCTTTGCTCGGCCCACAGTCCAGATCGAGAAAGAATGAGTGCAGGTGCTTTACGTTATCTACCTTACGTGAGCCTGCTTGTTCAAACGTCGCTAGTCCGTAATAAACATCAAATCCTTCTTGGTCAAAATTGTGGGCGGCATCAACAACGGCGTCTAACGAGTCATAAAACTTCTGCATCTTGCGTTCGTCTGACGACCGTGCCGCAAAAACACAGTAGTAGCCCTCACCACTCAGCGCCTTTGATAAGAATGTTTTCGTTTCCATTTAGCCACCCGTTGCCTAAGTCGCCACGGCGGGGGCGAACCCCCACCGTAGCGTAGTCCGATTACCTTGACGACGAGCGGTTAGTCGTCCCAGTTGTCGATAATCGAACTAAGGTCGCCATCGTCTGCGCTCGGTGCAGGTGCAGACTTGCGGACTACCTTCGTAGGTTCCTCAACGGGTTCATCGTCACTAGCAAAAAGCGACTTGGGTTCTTCCTTCTTCGGTGCAGGTGCGGGAGCGGGTGCCGCCTTCGCGGTCCCATCCGTCTGCGCCACCGTAAGCGTGATAGCTTTCAGAGTATCAGGGTGGTCTTTCATTTCAACCACAGTTTTCAACTCTTGCTCGTCCAACGGACGTACGGCCTTGAAGAACAGTTTCGGTGTACTGCTGTTTTCGTCAAAACGCATGTTCGTAATGATGGCAACGGCAGGTGTGTTGTGGGCACTAAGGAAACGCGCATAGGCTTGCATCGGCATCTTGCCATCCTTGCCATCACCGAAGATCGACGTAGCCGGAAGCTGTAGCTGATACACCTTATCAAGTTGTCCTTCGAGCGCGACTGCGATGCGCTGAGCGAAACGACATGCGCGACTTTCACCTTGACCAGACCCCTTGATGTTTTGGGGACAGTCCATGCAACGGGACGCTTGGCGCTGTTCTTGTGGTACGTCAGGCGCAGGTGCATTGGTGTCGGCAGACCAACACTTAGGTGGCGTTGGGTTCTGCGGATCGTAGGTACCCTCGTAGTAGGTACGCGAGATCGGTGCGGCGTTTACGATAACCACGTTCAGGTTATCTTCCTTGGATACAGAGACTTGTTCGCCGTTTACAAACTCTCTGAATTTACCACCGTTAAGGCTGATGCGGCGGCGCTGTTCGCCCCCACCAGAACCACTTAACAGGTTATCATTAACTCCCTGTAATGATTTGAACAGGTCACTGTTCGCTATCGCATTGTTTTCAAACAAGGTAACTTCGGACATATCGTTCTCCTTTATAGATCGTCGTCAAGGTCGTACAAAACTTCGCCATCGGCATCGGCCTCGGCAAAGGACATGGTGGCAACCGCCCCCGTGCCAGATGCTACGGCGACAGTCGAAACCGTCGAGGTAGTCGGTGCAGGTTTATCTGCATCTTTCTTGGTTAGCGCCGTAGACACATTGTCGATAGCAAAACGGTAGGTGTTGCCGACTTTGATGTACGTGTCTTTGGGGATATGGCCTTGACGCACCCACGCACGGATAGTCGAGATCGACACCGAGAAGTGCTTAGCAAGGTCTTCGATAGGTACAAAAGGTCCAGTCATGATTTTTTCCTCACAGATATGACATATTCCGAATCTACGTTTAGTCCTTGCGGTACGAGTTCGGGGTTCTCTTCGAGGAAGGATCGCACGTTGGTTTGGTTGAGCCGCTTTTCCAGAAACTCAGGCACGTTATGCTCCATGATGAAGTGGTGCATAGCTTCCCAGTCGCTAGTCCAGTAGCGCGTCTTAACCGAACGGTAGAATATTCCCTCAGAAGTTTTCACACTCTCGACACCTTGCTCCTTGCAGTAGTCGAGTAGTGCGGCTTTGACCTTATCCAGT